GAAACATGTGCCCATTACGTTCCCTATTCAACTTCAGACTATTTGACTAAACACAAAGGACAATATGATTTGGTCATCAGTGACACCGCCGCACCATGTTATACTGAAACATTGTTAAATAAGATTATACCGTCCGTTAATCGCAATGTTAAGTTAGGAGGCAATCTGGTCATTAAAGCATATCAAAACATGAAAGTCATTGCAGACATAGCTGCCTATTATGACTCTTTTGATTCTTGGAAAAGTCCAACGTGTGAGGAAGGACACGAAGAGCGCTATTACATTTTGCGCGGTCGTCGTGATAAGATTCTTCACGATAGAGCTCTAACTTTCGGGAAGTTTATGCAAAAAGAAACTACCACTTTAATTAGATATGAGCATGCTAAATGTATGGAATTTTATGACTCATTTTGGCTCAATATGGAAGACTTTGACGTTGAGAAACCTGGGATGAAGAAAATGACCACTAGATTGTTCCAGATTTCATGTATCACGGGGTATGCCTCAGCTAGTAAAACGTTTGACGCTATGTCCAAATACAAACAAGATAATCCGTTAGTTATCACGCCAACTAGACAACTAATGAAAGAAATAAGGGAAAAATACAAGGTACAGGCATACACTCAACACATTGCATTTAAGCATGTGCCAAATGCCAAAATTATCTTAATAGACGAAATTAGCCTTTTTCCAGTTGAATACCTTATGATGATACACAATGTCAATCCTGCGGCCAGAATCGTTGTCATGGGTGATGTTTACCAAATACCTTACATAGATTTCAATAGTGGTAAAACATGGAGTCACATCACATCCATTGGCGTTGAAAACAATTCAAACGTTGTCTATAAAATTCCAAAAGATATCTGCTCCATCTTGAATAAAGCTTATGGTTTTAATATTATAACTAAATCTGAGGTCAACAACTCTATTTACAAAGCGCACATTGATAAGCTTAAAAACTTTCCAATTATTGTTTTTAATAATGATAGTGCTGCTAATTTGCGCAGCTTAGGTTATAATGCCAACACAATTACCTGTTATCAAGGTAGCCGTGAAGACACCGTCGTTTTCTATATAGATGGTGCTTCAATAGGTTCACAACTCACTCAAAGAACTGAGTGGGTTTATACAGCATTAACTCGAGCCAGAAATACTCTTGTTCTCAGTGGTGACACTGAGTACATCAGTAAACATTTTCAAATTGATGGCACTATGATCAAGACTTATGAAGTTTTCAGTAACGCGTCCGTCGTTACTGATGTTATTGCCAAGAAAGTTACCGAGATGGAAACAGAAGATCGGAATCCAAAATTCATTGCTCGTGCTGTCGAAGCAACTAGAACTGATAATCCATCTAAGAATGCTGTTTTGAACATACTTCATGGTGCCTACGATTCGGGGCAGACTGAAAATAACGGAATACAACATCCTCTCCCAGAGATTGAGCAAGGTGTGCTCTCCATTTTGCCGGAACATGTCCAGTCCGTTGCACAAAATATAAATGGTTACACCATGGATGAGAGGCCTGTAAACGTTGTTCAACAATCATCCAAAGACCAATATTTTACTGTGCGCACGGCTATAGGCAGATATGCTCGAAAAACGAACAAATTAAGCGCCAAGAATAGTAATATTCAATTACATCAATTGCTTTCTGGGCTCTGCTACGCCATATATGGCGATAAGAATAAAATTCAACAATTGAAGAAAGATATGTATATTGGACCTGAAGAACTGCGCGCTTCTTACCGAGATTACATCATATCTCTCCAAGAAAAGATAAATGCGAATTCTTCCATCGTTGACCAGATTGGCAAAGAAATGAACTTCTATGATGAGTATCTTGATTTTATTGCAAAACAACAACTTAAATTTAATCCGAAGGATGATTTTTCAGACACCGACAAGTATGGGCAAGGTGTTGCAGCTATGAGCAAAAGAATTAACCTAATACTTTGTGCGTGGGCACGTGCAATGCACACGCGATTTGCACGCTTACTTCGTGATAATAAATCTAAAACCCATATATTTACGTTCGGTAGTGATGAAGAGACCCGCGACATTTTTACTGCGCTATTATCTAATACTGCAGGTAAAGGATTTTCTTTCTTTGACAACGACTATGGAGAGTGGGACATCTGTTTTATTAAGGCTATGCAACTTTTATCACACTGGATGATGGAATCTTCGGGAGTACCTAAGTTTATTAATGACTACTTTTTAGCTTACAGAAGTCACTGGAAAATGTTCGTTATGTCAAGTAAAATTTCGCTGCAAGGCGAACTTAAGCAATTTTCAGGCAACCCTCTCACTATCCTTGAAAATACGTGGGCCAATATTGCACTCACTAATTTTGTTTTCAAATTTAAGGACCACCAATTTGGCGGTTACAAAGGCGATGATTCAAGTAATTGCTGCACTGGTAGCGAAATGACTGTTGAAGGCAAGAGATTTCTTTCGATGAGCAAACATAAGCTCAAATGCTCTAATTCTAAGGTAGGTGAGTTCGCTAGCTTTATCTTGACCGATGCATATGCTGGTCCCGATTTATACCGTAGAACAGCCAAATTTGTCGGTAACATGTACCGTAACCAAAAACATTTTGATGAAGCTAAAATAGCTCTCAGATCCACTACGGATTTAATAGCCAATGAAACAGAATTAAATAATTAAGCCCTCGCAACTTCAATACATTATGGCAATAGAATCAATCCAGA